AAACCGCTACAGGTGTCGTAGCTACAGGCGTAGTTACAGGTGTGGTTACACCACCAGAATTGGTAATAAAATCATCAATCTGAGTATTAGTCAAACCTGCTCTTTGTAGGTCACTAATAAAGTTTGCCTCAGCCGCATCAGCAATCTGCGCTGGAGTCATCGTATTAAAATTAACAGGTACATCCATTGAGTTAATGTAATTATTCAATGCACTACCCGCATACGCACCACCACCACCCAATAAAGCGGCTCTTAGCGTATCCTCTGCACTACCACCAGTAAGAGCAGTAGAACCACCTGCAATGGTTGCACCTGTAGCACCAGCCAATGCAGAGCCTGTTAGACCAGTAGAACCTGCAATTAGATTGCTCAAATAAGGCGCACCAAGAACACTAGCTGCCAAAGCAAGAACAGGACGAGATGCCGCCAACAAGCCTCTATCCCCACCACCTTCAAAAACACCTGTGTCAATAATCTCACCAGTTTTAGGATTGTAAGTTTCCCAAATAGCAGGGTTATCAGGATTAGTTCGAGTCAAATACATTAACTCAGGTAAAGCATCAATCTGCTCTTGTATGTCATCGCCCTCAATAACACGATTAGGTGTTTTTTTAATTGCCATGATTAACCCCTAATCTCTACGTTGGATGTAATGCCAGCACCAATCTTCATTGCTTTTAATTGTGCTTCTGCTTCAAATTCTTGTTGCTTCAATGCAAAGTAAGCCTGTTGTTTCTCACGCTCAAGTTGCAACTTAGCCATCTCTTTCTCACGCATCAATTGCATTTCAAGAGCAGCCTTCTGTTGTGCCATCTGCATATCAATCTGCATCTGCTGTTGTTGCATCTGCAAGTCAGCTTGTGCTTTAGCTTGGTTAGCTTGTATCTCAGCCTGAGTCTTAGCCATCAATGCCTGTAATTCTGGGGGCATCTGTTGCTCTTGTGGAGGAGGGTTAGAAAGCATCTGGTCTTGCTCTGGGGTAATTGCTTTGTAGAACTCAGCACTATCTTTAAAGCCAGCAATCTCAACCATGCGTCCCAATGTGCCACGATACTGAGCAGGTGAAACGTAAGGGTTAGCAGGGCCGTACTGACCAATCAACTGCTCTTGTTTAGCAAGAACCATCGACAACATAGCCATCTGCTCTTGACGGTTTCCAGCACCCAAACCTACGTTGATAGAAACATCGTATTGGTTAGCCCATGTTCTAGGGTCAAACTCTACGAACTCACCACGCATACGCACCATACGAGCCTTGTCCTGATACTTACAGAGCAAATGTAGGATACCTTGGAACAAAGACTTAACGCCTGTCTCAGCAAAGATTCGAGCCATCAGTTCAATCTTACCTGCGCCAGCTTGTTGCATAGAGGCTACGGCAGCAGCAGTCACATTCTGCAAGATTGCAGGGTCTAAGCCCTGTGAAGCATCAGATACACCAGTACGCTTAGACTGTACTGTGTCCAAATACTGAAGCATCGGGAAAGCCTGATTAGCCACGTTCTGAACAACTAACTGTTGAACAGCACCTTGTGACTTGGCACGAATAACACCACCAGCAGTAGATGTAAGCAAGTCATCAAGGTTTACTTGACCCTCAACCGCAACCACACGAGCATTGTTTGTCAGATATAAGTTATCCAACATCTGACGAGTGATAGTAGTCTTGATTAACTGTAGGTCAACTGTTCTGTCAGCTAACGAGTTACCAAAGAACTTGTGTGGAATTGGGATAGGACAGATTGAGTGGAAAGGAACATAGTCCACTTCCTCAACCATCTCCTTACCCTTCTCATCTTGCAGAATCTCATTAGAAGCGTAGAACACTTGAACCAATGAAGCAATGCCCTTTCCATCTACGTCAGTTTTGACATAGCACTCAAAGACCTCAATCTCTTGCATGGATGGGTCATCAGTCTGCGTTTGGTAAGGTTGCTCACCTGCTGCATAACGAGCCACACGCTCTGGTGTGTACGCTAAAGCATCACCCATCTGCAAGCCTTCAACTTGCTTTTTATTAAAACCCATAGCATACAAATCACTACGAGTTAACATCTGACGATGGGCTACGAATGGTGAATCAGCAATAGTTCTAGCCTTCTTGCTAATCAAGAACTCCTCTGGGGGTACGTTCTCAATCGTTACTTTGCCTGATTTTTTCTTTTGTTGGACAACTACGTTATGAGTAGAAGCCATTACAGGCATACCCATAGGGTCTATAACTGGCTGACCCATCGGGTCAATAATTGGAAACTCTGTCGTATCTTGCTCGACAATCTCCATAGTCTCATCACTCATCAGCATTGCTAACTCGTCATCAGACAAGTCAAAGTAACGCTCTTTGGTAATGTCTTCTTTATCTTCCCAATAAGCCTTAACAATGCCGTTCTTCTGCATCAAGGCATCTTTAAACCAATCATGCAGAATGGCTACACCAGCGTTATCACGATTGAATACCCAATTACAGTAATCAGTAGCTTGCTTGGCAGAGGCTTCATCCCTTGGGCCTTGTGGCTCAAAGACTACGATATTGTCTGAGCCTGTAAAGATACGAACTAAGCTAGGTAGCGCACCATCAATGGCTTCGGCTACTTCTCCTGTGACAATCTGGCTTTTACCTTCGACCTCATTGCCGTAAGGTTGTCTGAGATACGCCTCCAGAGCCTGTTTGCGCTGTTCAACAGTTTCGCTTTCAATAAATCCAATTGCATCATCAATCTCTGATTGGATTATCGACATTAACTCGTTCTGTGCCATGTTTGTCCTTTGGAGGGCGACCCATTCGGGGTTTGTCCAATTTTAACTCATTTACCACATTTTCAAGCATTTCGATACGCTTTTCAAGTTCTTTTACTTTAGGGGCTAGATTTACCCCTTGCATTGATACATACATTAGACAATCCATTTCGGAGTTTGGTTAATCGGCTTAGACCACGTTGAATGACCTTCATCCAATCCAAGGGCTAAGTAACGGAACGAATCAGAGCCATGACTTGACCAATCGTGTAGTGGTCTTTCATAGAATATCTTACGCTTCTCATCGTAGTCTCTGCGGTAGTTTCTCAGGCAGTTCAGTCCTGTTTGCACTTTAGGAACATTGAACCAGCACCTTGGAAGCAATCGTCTTACTGCTTGGATGCCATCGTCTAGTCCCATTCTGGGTGCAATCTTGACCTCTAGTCCTGATTCCTCAAGCATCTCAAGTCTGCTTTTACCAGTTCCTAGTTCTCTGACCCTAACGTCATGGGGCAAAATATGCTCTGCTTTTGAGTAATCGTTATCCTTAATCCACTTAACGTAGTGGTCTAGTCCAACTCCATGATTCTCGTAGTAGTCAATCAGACGCACCTCAGTACCCACTAACTGAGCCACCCAGATAGATGTAGAGTCACCCATACCCAAGTCCCAAGCAGTAAAAGTTCTGCTGATTTCCTCTCTGGGAATCTCCTGCATGTGCTTCTTGTCTTCTAACTCGTTGAGGATTTGCCCATAGTAAGAACCTTCTACAGCAGCGTCAAAGCTACACTCAAACTCTTGGCGGTACTTATCCTCACCCATCTCATTCTTAGCAGCCTTCAGTTCTGTGTCATCCACTACCCCTGTCTCTGAGGCTTTGAACTCTAGCAAGCCCCATCCATCCTCTTTCTCTGCCCTGTCTCGCAGTTCTTTAAAGTGGTTGTGTCCCTTTGGCGTACCAATAAAGAGACACCAGCCCTTCCTGTCAGCTAGTGCAGGTCTTACTATATCTGTCCATATCTTAGGATTCTGGTCACCAATCTCGTCTAGGATTACCCCATCGAAATACTGACCACGGAGTGTTTCTGGATTGTCAGAGCCAAACAACTGGATGCGCCTACCCCAGAAGTCCACCCTTAGTTCTGAGATATTGCTAGTGCCACCCAGAGGCTCTGCATACTTCACAAGGTAGTCCCATGCCACTCTCTTAGCTTGTCCGTATGTAGGGGCTATATAGGCGTATCTAGGGGCTTCCTTTTGGTTGAGCAAAGCATCCTTGATTAAGTGGTTAATCGCAGAGACTGTCTTACCCATGCGCCTATGAGCAACGACAACGCCAAAACGCTTACTGTCCATCAGTTCATGGATAGCAAGTTGTTGTTCTCTGGGTTTGTAGGCTATCTCGATTACTTCTGCCATTGGACGCTTATCTGAATGTCTTTACCTTCTTCTCCAGTTACTTGGAGTGGTAAGACCTTACCGATTAGCCCCATAAAAGCCTGTGGATGGCTCTCTGCCTTCTCTACGAGATAAGCAACACCACCTGCGCCCTCTAGTGCCTCCAGTATCATCTCTCTAAGAACAGCATTGCCCTTATCAAGACTTCCCTTTGGTCTTCCTGCGCCTTCTCGTGCGCCACCACGATATGAAATGTTTGATTGTTTTTCAATCATTTTGTTTGACTCCTCTAGGGTTGGTCAAGGTTAAGTTAATACTTTATTCTAACAGGCTTTGGATTTCTTTACGCTTTTCTTCGTCTAGCAAACCAGTTGCACCCAAAGGTAACGCTGGTGCAGCAAACATCTTATCGCCAAACTGTTTGAATAGTTGTGTTCGTTCTTCTGGAGTTTCGTAGAAATAAATCTTATCAATTCCTTGGCTTTTCAGATAGTCAATAGACTTTTGAGGCGCATCTTTAGGAACAATAGCACCTTCAAACTCACTTACTTGTACTGCTCTTTGAGGCTTAATCTCAAAGTATTCGGTAGGCATTGATTTGACTTTGTTCATAAAAATCTGAACGTCTGCCTTTAATGCCTCTGGAACATCCTTATAAATCTTGTCTAAAAAGTTAACATTCTTGACTTGACCTAGTTCATATAAAGCGTCTTCTGGCTTATATGCGTAATTGTTATTGCCCTCTAGGTTTCTCATCCTATCGGTTAAGTCTTCAAACGCTTCATTTATTTTCTTTTTAACTGGCTCAAAGTCTTTAGACGAAACAATGTTTTCTCGTGCAGACTTTACTTGCTCAAAGTTCTTAAACTTAGGTGTAGCTACAGCACGAATGTTACCTACTCCATAGAAGAAGCCTTCTGCGCCAGCACCACCTTTCATCTCTTTTACAAGATTGTCTAATGTTGCGTCTGCATAGCGTCTGTTACCAGAATCTGTATAACCTTTAAAGATTCGTTCTGTTGGAGTTACACCAGCTTCAGCTAATGTGTTATCCATATTTGCAGACCAGCTTTCAAATTCTGGTTTTAAATCTCTTATTCGTTGTCTAACTTCTTCGTTAAATTTCCAAGTGTCTTTTCCAAAATCATTACGATTTGGTAATAAACCTTGTTCATCAAGAAACTTTGCCTTGTAAATATCAGAATCAAAACGATATTTCCAATCTTGCTTTAACCTGTCAACTGTGTAGTCGCCATCTGGTATTTTTTTAGCAACATCTGAAAAGAAGTTATCTATATTTTTAACGCTTTTTGCATCAAATTTAAAATCAATCTCAGGTGTTCTGGCTGTGTAAGCGTCAAATCCATACACAGGATTTTTAGCTGATGGGATAGCCATTGACTTATCGCCTATCAATGAGATGTTTCCAAAAGAAGTTAATGGATTCTCTACATTTGAAACAGCCACAGAGGGTACTGGCATACCGCCTACTTTTTCTACTCGTGCTAGTTTTTCTGGTGAAATGTTGTGATGAACAATCATTTCCTTACCAGCTTCTACATTAGGAACAAATTGTGATGGTGTACGCTTTCCTAAAAGCCCACCAACATTTTGAATACTTGCGCCTACTGGTAAACCCTTAGTCAATGGTGCTAATGCAGGTGCTGCTTGACCAAGCAAACCAAGAGCAAATGCTGGCTCTGCTACTTTTTTAATCTTTTCGTAATCAGGATTAAGA